TCCTCTTCTTGTTCTTTGTGCAATTCTGTTAGCATCTCTTTCCAACTGGAACATTAGACCTTTAAATCTCTCTACAGACCATCTACCGTTTGAGTCCGTATCTAAATCAAAGATACCAGCAGTAGTTGTGTTGACAGAAGCACCTTTCTTAGCAGAGATATAGATTGTTCTAATTACTTCTCTGTTAATTTCAGCAAGGATTTCTGAAGACAGAATGTTTGACAATTCTGTTTCTGCGTCAAGACCGTGAATTGCTTTCAAGTCTTGTGCAAGTTCCATAGTGTACTCAGCTTTAAGTGCTCTGGACTTTGCAGTCACAGTTGACTTTTCGATTGAGAACGCCATTTCTGCAAATGAGTTTGCAGCTGCATCACCTAACGCTTCACCTTCAGCAGTAGTCATACCACCACCAGTTGTTGAACCGTAGTCAGCACCACCAGTAATGTAAGTACCAGCAGATGCGTCATTAAGGACAGCAGGGTTAGTACCAGTCATTGCAGTGGAGTTAAGGTCACCAGCAGCATCATCATTTGAGAAACCAACATTTGGTTCGTTGAATAATGCTTCTGTACCACCTTGGGTAGAGAACTTTGACTTCATTGCGAAGATAAGACCAGTTGGGCCGGTCATTGGTTGCACTGAACATACGTCATACGCAATCAAGTTAGGCATAGCACGTCTTACGAGTGAAATCAAAATTGGGTCATAAGCACCCATATCGCCACTTAATCCCATACCAGAGTTCGCAGGAGCGGCCTCTGAAAGGAAAGAAGCGTCTTCTTTCATTGCTTTTTCTTGGTTTTCCAAGATTACAGAAGTAACGGCTTTTTTGTAATTATCCTTAATCTCAGGTAAGTCTGGATGATTGAGGACTGGCTGCCACTTCTCTTGTAAGTTTTCTGAATTATACATTTGTTAATCCCCTTTAACTATATTAGTATTATTTATCATAATTTAATTCTTGACATCTTTAAAAGGCTGTGGGTTCACATCATTCATGAACGGCGCAGACCTTTTAATTGCACTAGTATACGCAGCCATAGCGTTACTCATGTCAATCTCTTGAGTTTCCACTCCACTCTCTTCAGTAAGAGATTGGGATGGAGTTGACTTAGGGAAATAATTTTCCTTAAGCGTGTTAAGTTTTTCAACAAAGGAATCTTTGTCTGTGAACTCAACGTCTTCAACCAAACTAGCAAATTTCTCAGATTGAGTTTCTGCAAGGTCAGAAGAAACTTCTTTGATAACAGCCTCACGCACAAGTGAATCTTCAGACTGTTTCTTTTCAGTAAGTTTACCGATAGTATCGTTCAACTTACCTTCTAGTTCTTCAATCTTCTGTGCTTGTGATTCTAGAATATCATATTTTTCGTCTGGAACATCAATGTAATGTTCTTCAAACAATGCTTTTAGACCAGTAATAAAGTCTTCTGCAATTTCACCTTTGAGTCCTCTTTCAATTGCAAGTTCATTTTCAGTCATCCACTCTTTAACAACGTAGTCAAGGTATCCGTCAACCTTTTCTGCGAGTTCAGTTTTGAATGTTTCATGTTCTTCTGCAATCTCTTGAGTCTTCTCAAGTTCAATTCTTTCCACTTCTGGTCGAATTTTTGATTTAACAGCAGCTTCAAAGATAGTAGATGCTTTTTGTTTAAACTCTTCAGAAAGGTCTTCACCTTCTACGAGTGCATCAACATCTTCTTTAACAGAAATAGATGCAAGTCTTCTTTCAATAGCTTCTTTAGCTTTTGCAAGACCTTCCAGTTCTACTTCTTCTTCAGTTGCCTCTACTTTGTCACCCATCATTTCATCATAGGCAGCTTGTAGGTCAACTTTCTTCATGCTGTTAATTTTCTTTGACATGGCAGCAGCCATTTCAGATTTAGTCATGGGTTTATCTTCATGACCCATCTCTTTGAGTTTAGCTTCAGCAACCACTTCCTCATCAGTTTCAGATTCTTCCTTCACTGAATCGGCTTTTTGGTCACCTTTTTGAGAACTTTTTACAGAACTATCTTGTTTGACTTTCTTAGCAGCATCGGCTTTCTTTTCGTCACCCTTAACTACTGGAGCACCTAAATCCTCAGCATCCTCATCCTCTGAATCCATTTTTGACATTGGTTCAGCGGCCACTGCACCTTTACCGGCAGCGGAAGAATCCTTTTTCATTTCGGCCTCATTCAAGTCAGCAAGAACTTCTTGTTCAAGTTCTTCAATTGTCTTGTCGATTTCTGACATTTGAGTCTCCTTATTAATATTAATAATCCTCTTATACTATATTTATAACTTATAATTTCTTGAGGAATTTTGCGAAAGCGAGTGCTTGGTAATTCGCTTTTCTAGAACGCACATTACGTTCCATTTCGTCCTTGATTCGTGCAACTTCTTGTTCTTGTAACAATCCATTGTTCCAAACCCACTCTTTTCCTTCCATAATACCTTCTACGAAAGCATTTGGAGCGGAAGGGTCTGCGACAATATCAGCTGCAGTCGCAAGGTAGAAATCATCATTGACATAGTTTGCACCATTCTTTTTGGTCAAACTACCCATGCCCCTTGAGGACACTGCGAGTTTACCACCATCATCCATAATATTCGATACAATATTCCCCATTGGTGTTGACATAACTTTTGCCTCACCAACAAAGTTTTTCCCATCTGGTTTTAAACTAGTTACCATATGAGATACTTTATCTAAGTTTACTGTTGGGCCGTCTGGGTGTCCTAGTTCCCCATACGCACGATTTTGTTCAATAAACTCTTTGTTGTATCGTTCTACTTCTTTTTCTAGAACTTCCATAGGATAGACACGACCATTACGGTTCTTGATTTCGGCTTGCATAAAAACACCTTTTAATTTAAAGGATTTTTTACCGTCTTCTCTTTCTTCCTTAATGTATTCTACATCATCACTAAAATGTTCTGATATTAATTTCATTTTACTATCCCCTATGGTTGATTACCAACTGCTGTACAACTCATTGCAGCTGAACAAGCGATAGTATCACTTGGTTTTTTATCCAGTATAATAACTTGGTTTTGAACTAACACCACTGTACCAGCATATGTGTTAGTTGCTGTAATTGTATGGTTTTCGGAAGGGCCATCAGTTAAAGTTAATACAACTCCATCTTGTGCATTAGTCATTCCAGTTGCAAGGTTAATTGTGTTTGCGTCAACTACCTTTACAAAAAATTGTCCACCATCTGTCAATTCTGCGATTGCAGTTCCACCACCATCTGAATATGTTACTTCATCTCCAGTAGTAAAACCATGACTTGAGATAGTAATAGCTGCACCATTAACAGCAGATTGTGCATTAAATGTTCCAAGTGCAGCTGCAATTGTCACAGTTCCAGCGTTAGTTGCACCAACTCTTATTCTTGTTGCTCTGTTCAATGTAGTTGCTGATGTTACATTGGTTGCACTACCTTTTAAAATCATGCATATTCTCCTAACATTTCTCGTTCAAAATACTTCATAAGTTCGTTTTCACGCACTTTAAACTTACGAGCGGCATCTTTTATAGTCTTTTCAAAACTATTTAGGAAATCTGAAGGTTTCGCATCCATAATGCTAAAGATGTGGTCTACCGCTTTACGCATTGCAGGCGATAGTTTCTTATATTCTTTAGATTTTTTATGCTCGTCCTTTTCAGGCAGAACTATCTGATTGAACCTCTTCTTCATCTTCCACCTCTGGAATATGTTGCGTTACCATTGTGTTTGCAACTTCTTCCCTTTTTTTCTCTAATGCATCACCAACCTTAGCTGAGATTGCATTTTTGAATTGTGATTCTGCACCAAGATTGTCACCAGATGCAATTGCGTCAATTATATCCTTACTCATTTTTTATCCTCACTTATTTGTTTTTCACCTTTTGGTTTATGACTCATCATCATGTCATCATCTTCACCACCACCTTCATCTTCAATCTCCTTAGACATTGATTCAATCTCTTCATCTGATTGACGAAGAACATTCTTTTGAATCCATCTTTTTGAGAAGAAGTTTCCAAGGTATGGTTCTACTGTTCCCAACATATCTAGTCTTTCTCTCAAGATTTCTGCATCACGCAATTCTGCGAAATGACCATCTTGCATCCAATCATATGAGATATGTTCTTTCATTGCATCCCACTCTTCTTCTGCAATCACACCAGTAAGAACTAGTTGTGTACGCAATAAGTCGTGGAATAGAACTGTAAATTTCTTTCTTAGTCTTTGTACAAACTTAGTAAATTTAAGTTCATCTCTTGTAATCTCTGTAGACCTACCTAATGAGAAGTTTTGTTCAGCTTCCATTCTTGAGATAGGAACATTCAGCGACCTATAAAGTTTTCTTTGGAAGTAGATGATATCATCTATCTCACCAAGATTAGAACCACCAGGCAGTGTAGTAATTTCTGTACCTCTACCACCTTCTCTTCTTGGTAACCAGAAATCCTCTAACATTGACATATGATTTCTATCATCTTTAATCTCACCAGTGGATGCATCATATACCAGTTTGTTACGATAACGATTCATAACATCTTTTAGGTATTGTTCTGCTTTAATCTTTGGTAGAT